GCTACTCTTTGTCTATAGAATTCCAATTCATATGCAAGTTGCTCTATATCCTTATCTGTACTATTATTAAAATTTTCAATATGGATAGTAAGACTCGTGTTATTAGAGTTTGATTTATCTTTACCGTTTACCATCTCCATTGACTTTTCATTACTAAAGACCTTCGATCCTCGTGGTAGTTCAATTAATTCTGGACCTTTTTCACCGACCCAGGTAAGCCCACCACGCCAATAATCTGTACCCTGTGCGTTTCTTCCAATATTAGATATCTTTTCTCCTATGGTTTGAAAGACCTGCTTAATAGTAGTGGTAAATGTAGCTTCTTTGTTTTCAACCCTTTGGTTATTCCATTCCTTAATCTTATTAATAGCACCATCTATCCATCCTTTAACCTTGTCAAAGGACTCTTTAACCTTATTTGACATATCTGAGAATTTCCCACCTGTTATCCTTTCCATGAAATCTAAACCTGTTTCCCAAGCAAGTTTATATCCATCCATATAAGTTCCAATAATACCTTTAATTCCTCCACCATGTTCATCTATTTTTCCTTTAATAAATTCCCAAGCAGTGGAAGTTTTAGTTTTCAAATTCTCCCAAGTCTCTGATGTTTTTGCTTTAGCATTTTCCCATCCTTCTGAAATACTAGATTTAATATTTGCTAAAGTATCACTGGTCTTAAGCTTTACATTCTCCCATTTCTCCGAAATATTTGCCTTTATATTCTCCCATGATTCAGCTGTACTTTCCTTTATTCCATTCCATTTTTCTTTTATTCCTTCCATCAACTGGCCTGCTTTTTCTTTGATGGTATCCCAGTTTTGATAAAGAGTAACCCCTATAGCTATAATTGCAGTAATAGCACCAATAGCAATACCAATAGGTCCAGTTAATAATGCAATTGCACCACCAGCTCCTGCAACTGCTGTTGATATAGTACTAAAGGCTGTTATTGCACTTCCAATAGTAGCTATAATCTTTCCAATAATTAATATTGCAGGCCCTATTGCTGCAACAAGAAGTCCAATTTTTACTATTGTTTCTTGGGTCGCAGGACTTAAGTTTGAAAACCATTCTGAAGCTTCTTTTACCTTTTCAGATAGTGAAACTATATGAGGTACTAATATTTCACCTATGGTTATGGCTGCATCTGATAAATGGTTTTTAGCTATTTCAATTTGGCTTGCTGTTGTTTCATATCTTTGTTCTGCTTCCTTTGCTAAAGCTGTGTTTTCTTCCCAAGCTTTAGTACCTATTTCAAGTGAAGTGGTAAATACATCACTAGCACCACTGGCTCTTAAAAGTGCATCCCTTAACCTTACCTCTGTAATCCCCATTTCATCAAGTATTGCTATTGCTGATTTTCCTTGTTCCTCTGCATTACCTAAACCTTCAATAAAAGATATAATTGCACTTCCTGCATCTTCCTGAAATGCTCTTTTAAACTCATCAGCACTCATTCCAGCAACACTTGCAAACTCATTCAACCTCTCTGATCCAGTTTCTACAGCAAGCTGCATATCAACCATTACTTTACTAAAAGCACTTCCTCCTGCTTCAGCTTCTATACCTACTGAAGAAAGAGCACCAGCAAAACTCATTATTTGTGCCTCTGTTAGTCCAATCTGTGAACCNGCNCCAGCAAGTCTTAANCCCATTGCTACNATTTCAGACTCTGTAGTAGCTAGATTATTTCCTAAGGCTACAATAGTAGATCCTAATTTATCAAAATCTGTCTGACTCATGCCAGTTATGTTAGCAAGTCTTGCTAGTGAAGTAGCTGCTTCATTAGATGATAGGTTAGTAGCTTCCCCCAAGTCAATCATTACTCGAGTAAATCCTAATATATTTGGTACTTCAATTCCAAGCTGACCTGCTGCCTCTGCAACTTCAGCTATTGCACTGGCGCTTGCCGGAATTTCCTTTGACATATCCCTTATACCTATTTCTAACTTTTTTAATTCTTCATCTGTAGCATCTACAGTTTTCTTAACTCCTGCAAAGGCTGATTCAAAATCTATAGCAGCTTTACTTGCTGCAGTNCCNANTCCTACAATTGGCAAGGTAACAGTTTTAGTTAAATCCTTACCTNCACTTTCCATACTCTTTCCTATATNNTGCATCTTCTTACCAACAGGCTCTAGACTTTGTCCTAACTTATACCAAGAACTAGATTGAGTTTCTATTTCTTTATTNACCTTTTTTAGGTCTTGTTCCATNTAGGCTAGTTGTTCTTTAGCCTTATTTAGTTTTATCTCTAAGTCTTGAGTTGCCTTTGCATCTTGNCCTTTAGTTTCTACTGACTTTTTATGGGCTGCTTCTAATGCTTCTACCCTTTGTTTTTGGATTTCAGTTTGTTTTGTTAGACTGTCAGCTTTTAATTTTAGACCATCTAGTCCTTTCCCATGCTCTCCTAGAGCTGCAGTTGAGGCTTTAAATTGGGATTCAATAACCCTCATTTCTCTATTTAAGCTTGCTATCCCATTTTGGAAACCAGATGCATCTAGTCCAATCCTTACATTTAAACTACCTATTTCCCTTGCCAATCTTCTCACCACCTTTTGGGCATAAAAAATACACCTATTTTAGGTGCTATAAAATATCATCTATATATCTTTTATCTCGTTCAGCTTTAATTNCNAGTAACTTTAAATAATAAATTATATCCATGGAGTCAATTTCATTCATGGTCCAGTTACTCTCAAGTAATGATAAATATATACTATCTATAAACTCTTCGGGGTCCATGGAGTTCCCCTTATCTAGTTTTTTTCATCCACCCCAGTCACTTCTGCTACTTCACCTACAACTTCAGTAATGCATCTTGTGATTGTAGGTATTAGTTCACTTGATGAAAGCCCATCATAAACATCATCCCTAGTAAATTTATTTTTAAATAACTCAACTATGAAATCCACCATAGTATCTAATTCTTCAGCTGTCATATCATTAAAGTTAACTTTCTTTGATATTTCTAAAGTTCTTCTTAGCATCCTTGCAGATATAAAATCAGCTACATAAGTTTTCTCCTTATCATCGACTCTTAGTTTAATCTCCACCTTCTTCTTCCCCTCCTACTACTTCTTCACTATCCCCTGGAACTTTCTCAAACCATGTTTCACTACCTGTAAAATCATCTGAATCTTCATCAGCAGTTCTTTTCCACTCNCCATCAAAGATTCTAGGCATAAAAGTAAACCGAATAACTGGAGTTTTATGTTCCACATTATCCTTTTTAGTTGTNTACTCCTCTCCCATAGGCTGTGCTACACCTTTTAGAAGCCAAACATATCTATATTTCCCACCTTTTCTTAAACTCTTAAATCCTAAAGCCAGATAAGGTGGTACATCATCTTTTGATTCTATTAACACACCGTTTTCATATTTGTTACCTAATACCTTTGCTCTTACCTTTAAAGGCAAATCTGCTGTTTCTATTTCAACTTCTATTTTTCCCAATGCTGAAATAGACTCCCATAATTGATCATCTGCATAAAGTTCTTGAGTATTAACACTTGGGTTTATTCTAGCATTTATAGCGCCTAGGATTTGCTCTACTTCGCTATAACTAACACCCGATTTATCATCAGTTTCAAGCAAAGCAAAATGTATATCTTTAAGGCCATATTGACTCATTTCTCTACCTCCTTTAAAAATCTCATTACCTTGTGATACACCTTTGTATCTTCTTCATATAAATCATAGTATCTTTGTTTAATAAAGTTGGCTGCTAGCATACTTTGGTGTACTTTTTTTACTAATTCAGTATAGTCAATCTTACTCCATATATCTATTTGAATAAAATATCCGGTTATAGTTTCTGNATCATCTGAATGTAATGTTCCCCTATCGAAATATGTGAAAAAAGTAATATAAGGGTATTTTTCATTCTTAGAAGTTTGAAAGGATACTGGTATTCCAATATCCTTTAGTGCATTAGTCACTTCTTTATTTATACTCATAGTCCTAATCCCTTCTTTACTTCTTCAACTATTAGTTCCTCTACATCTTCTTTTGAATCTTCATATCCTCTACTCATAAATGGATCTGCCTTCATTTTAGTAGTACCAAATTCTAAAAATGCAGCATAAAAAGCATCCTTACTTGGATAAACTTCAATAAAAGAAGCTCCATCCTGTCTCTTGATATTAGAAACTTTAATATTTTTCTTCAGGTTCCCTGTTCTTTGAGGTGCTTCTTTTATTATTGCATCTTTTACTTTTTCTCCTGCTTTTTTTAATAT